ATGGAACTTCCGCGCGCCTTCGTGGACGGCGTACCAGTTCCTCCTCAGGTTCACGGCATCGGAGCGCGCGGCGTTCCGCGCGGCAGCGACGACCGATCCGGCCGTCGCCGACTTCCAGCAGCTCGCGCAGGCGGCGCAGGAAATAGTCGCCGACGATCCGATGACGGTCGCCGGCATGGACTATCTTGTCTCCATAGGGCTTCTGACGAGAGCAAGGGCCGACGAGATCCTCGACGGATGAACAACCAGGAGAGTGTGATGGAGTACCAGAGCCAGTTCAGGCAGGACGAGTTCGTCGACCGCCTTCTCAACCTGGACGGCGGCACGTTCGCCGACCTCGGCGCGGGCGATCCGGTCCGCTTCTCGAACACCGTCTACCTCGAACGCGTGCGCGGCTGGCGCGGCATCTGCGCCGACCCGGGCTTCGTCGAGGAGCACAGGGCGCAGCGCACGGCGATCGCCTACGGCGACGCCTTCCGCGTCCCGTGGGCCGCCGAGATCGAGGAGGCCGGCCTCGTGCGCGACGGTGCCGTCGACTTTCTGTCGCTCGACCTCGAGCCGCCGGACCTGACGCTCGCGATGCTGATACTGCTCCCGATGGATCGGATCAAGTTCCGGGTCGCGTCGGTCGAGCACGACGCGTACCGCGAGGGCGGCGAGTACCGGATGCAGCGGATGCGCGGCCTGATGGTCTCGCGCGGCTACGACTACGTCTGCACGGTTGCCGACACGAACGGACTCGGCATCGAGGACTGGTGGGTGCATCCCGAGTTCGTGAGCCGGGATCTCGCCGTCAAGGTCGCGAAGCAGGTCTGGCGATGAACACAGAACGCGTACCTATCGACTCGCTGGTCTTCGATCCGGCGAACGTCCGCAAGCATGGCGAGAAGAACCTCGCGACGATCAAGGCGAGCCTGTCGCGATTCGGCCAGCAGAAGCCGATCGTGGTCGATGCGAACGGCGTCGTCCGCGCCGGCAACGGCACGCTCGCGGCGGCGAAGGCGCTCGGCTGGAAGGAGATCGCCGTGGTGCGCTCAACGCTTGCCGGGAGCGAGGCGACCGCCTACGCGATCGCCGACAACCGAACCGCAGAGCTCGCCGAGTGGGACGAGGACGCGCTCGCGCAGACGCTTGCGGCGTTGCAGATCGAGGACGAGGATCTCGCGATCTCGACAGGCTTCGACGCGAAGGAGATCGACGCGCTGCTAGCTCCCGACGAGATGACGGAGGACGAGGTTCCCGAGTCGCCGGCGGAACCGATCACGAAGCCGGGCGACCTGTGGCTGCTCGGCGACCACCGGCTGCTGTGCGGCGACTCGACGAAGGCCGAGGACGTGCAGCGGCTGATGGCGGGGGCGAAGGTCACAATGGCGTTCACTTCGCCGCCATACGCAAGCCAAAGAAAGTACGACGAAAGCAGCGGCTTTCGTCCGATTCCTCCTGACGAATACGTTGATTGGTTTTCGGCGATTCAATCAAACGTCCGCGAGAACTGCGAGGAAGCCGCGTCGTGGTTCGTCAACATCAAAGAGCACGCAGAAGACGGACAGCGGCACTTGTACGTGAAAGACTTGGCGATTGCTCATGTTCGGAAGTGGGCGTGGCTGCTTGTCGATGAGCTGTGTTGGTACAAAAGAAGTCTGCCTGGACAATGGCCTGACAGATTCCGCAACGACTGGGAGCCGATTTTCCACTTTGCCACGTCAAAAGGGTTTCCGTTTGACCCGCTCGCCGTTGCGGTCGAATCGGACGACGCTTTCCACTATGTGCCCAACAGCGGCAAGACTGCTGGTGGGAATATCGGCATCGGAAAGGAAGGACGAAACCGAAGCAAGGGACTTGCGAGGCCGGGCAATGTGCTGGAGATCAGCACACGAAAGGTTCCAAACGGAATAGCGCATGAGGCGGCGTTTCCGCCGGATCTTCCAGCCTTCTTCATCAAGGCATACTCGCGCAGCGGCGACAACGTCTACGAGCCTTTTTGCGGCTCCGGCACCACGCTGATCGCCGCCGAGCAACTGGGACGCAAGTGCTACGGCATGGAGATCTCTCCCGCGTACTGCGATGTCATCGTGAAGCGGTGGGAGAACCTGACCGGAAAGAAGGCGGTACGTGCCGAACCATAAGGCAAACATCGACGCCGCTCAGGTTGAGGCGCTATCCCGAATCGGATGCACCCAGGACGAGATCGCCGCCGTCCTCAAGTGCACCGCGCGCACGCTCCGCAACCGATTCTCGAAGGAGATGAAGTCTGGTCGAGAGCAGATGAAGATGAGCCTGCGCCGATGGCAGTACGAGAAGGCAAAGGAAGGCAACGTCACGATGCTCATCTGGCTCGGCAAGCAGTACCTCGACCAGCGCGACAAGAACGACACCAAGGTCACGGAGGAGGTCGTGACGATCGAGCGCATCGCGCCGAAGCTCGGCCTCGCCGACACGGCGTGAAGGTCCGCGTCCCCGCGCTCGAGTCCGTCCTGCACCTGTCGCAGCTGACGGTCTACCGGAACCTCGCGCGATTCAACGTGCTCGAGATCGGACGCCGCTGGGGCAAGACCACGTTCGGCATTCAAATCGGGATCGAATCCGCCATACTTGCGAAGAAGTGCGGCTGGTTCGCTCCGTCGTACAAGTACCTCGCCGACCCGGTGCGCGACTTCGAGCGCGCACTCGCTCCGCTCGTCTCGCGGCACGACCGGGTCGAGAAGCGCCTCGAACTCGCGACGGGCGGTTCGATCGACTTCTGGACCCTCGAAGACCCTGACGCCGGTCGCAGCCGGTTCTACGACCAGATCATCGTCGACGAGGCGGGCTTCGTGCCCGGGCTCCTCGACTGGTGGAACAACGCGGCGCGCGCGACGCTCGCCGACCGCAAGGGCCATGCTCTCTTCCTCGGGACACCGAAAGGAACTGGCGACTTCCATCGCCTCTACATTCAGGCCGAGGGCGACACGACCGGCCAGTGGCGCGCGTTCCGCATCGGGTCGATCGCGAATCCCCACATGGACCCGGCCGAGATCGAGGCCGCGCGCCTCTCCATGCCGCCGGAGGTCTTCGCGCAGGAGTTCGAGGGCGTGCCGGCCGAGGACGGCGGGAATCCGTTCGGACTCGACGCGATCCGCCAGTGCCTCGGCCCGATGTCGGTCGCGGCTCCCGAGGTCTGGGGCGTGGACCTCGCCAAGTCGAGCGACTACACGGTCGCCGTCGCGCTCGACAAGTCGGGCTCGGTCTGCCGGCTCGAACGCTGGCAGGCGCCCTGGACGGTCACGCGCGAACGACTCGCGAAGATGATCGGGAACGTGCCGGCGCAGATCGACTCGACCGGAGTCGGCGATCCGATCGTCGAGGATCTCTCGCGCGTGTGCCGCAACGTCGAGGGCTTCAAGTTCACCTCGCAGACGAAGCAGCAGCTCATGGAAGGGCTACAGATCGCGGTGCAGACGGGCGACATCCGGTTCCCCGACGGATGGCTGCGGAGCGAACTGGAGGCGTTCGGCTTCCGATACTCGGGGAGGACCGTCCGCTACGAGGCGACGGTCGGACACGACGACGGCGTCTGCGCGCTCGCGCTGGCCGTCCTCGCTCGGCGCAGTCGGAAGCCTCTCGTCCTCAAGGTCATCTAATGAATCTGATCCAGCGACTGACGGCGGCATTCCGAAGCGGCGGCGGCCTCGAGCAGAAGGCCGTCAACAACGACCAGAAGTGGCTCAGGACGTCGATGTCGGTCGTGCGAGGTCAGGATGGCGCAAAGCGTCCCGACTTCAACTACCGGAACGCGGTGCAGCTCTACCGCTCGTGGATCTACGCTGCTGCGACGCTGAACGCCATCGCGGTCGCGTCGACTCCGCTTCGCCTCTACGTCAAGACGAACGGATCGGGCGAGAAGCTCTTCCGATCCCGCGCGGTCTCGCGCCGGCAGAAGGCGTACCTCGCCGGCGACGCGCGGCAGGCTCCGAGCGCGCGGGTCCTCCGCAAGGCCGCCGAGTTCGGCGACGAATACGAGGTCGTGACCGAGTCGCATCCGGTGCTCGATCTGCTCAACAAGGTGAACCCGTACATGAACGGGTTCG